TGGCTGCCAGTCACAGACATGGCTTGTCCCTCATTACACCTATGATGATAAGATTTATTTTACAGCTGATTCAGCTGCATTAATATCAAAGGGTATGGTGTGCCTTCTAGCTGATGTCTTCAGCAATTCTACAGGAAGCGATATAGCAGCTTTTGAAGAAAGCGAGCTAAAGGGTTTAAAGCTTGATATTCTCTTAACGCCTGGTCGTAGGAATGGGGTTTATTCGATGTTGAAAAAGATTCAGGGATACGGCCGACGAGCAGCGTGATCATCACAGTCCTAATGACAATCTAGCATCATCACTCATCATTTCCTTAGTGAAGGGTGGTGTATGGGTCAGTTTAACCTTAACTTTTCCAATTCCTTCAACATTCATAACGGCTTTCTTGATATTTGCGGAGATTTCATCCGCCATTGGGCAAAACATGGATGTAAGCGTATGGGTGACAGTGACATCATTATCCTTGATGTCAATATCATAAACCAATCCTAGGTCAAAGATATTAATGGATGTTATCTCTGGATCATAGACTGTCTTCAGTTGTTCTATTACCTGTTCCTTCATCATATACCTTCTTGATGTTGATCGCGTTTTCTTTTCCTTTGTTCTCTCCTATTTCAAATTCTATATTTTCTCCTTCTTTTAGTGTACTAATACCCGCTTCTTCCAAAGCCGATACATGAAGAAAGACATCTTTACTTCCTTCTTGTTCAATAAATCCATATCCTTTGGTTGGATTAAACCATTTAATTTTACCTGTAGTCATTTAGTTTCCTTTATAATTAATCCTCAATAATTTTGAGGATGCGTTGTTATTTTACTTCATATCATAATATATACATAACTGCAATAAGTGTCAGCACGCATATTATTAAAGGTGAATATTCCTTTATCATTTATTCCATTTTTCTTTAGCCTTTAGTGACCACCTGACAAAAGCTTCCTTGCTTATATCTTTCTTCACCATTGTCGCACCGGCTGGTATTTCATTATAAAGGGCAATTACTTCACCATCTTCTATCTGCACGATCCCAGGACCACAAAAAGCATCCTTGTCATATCCTGTGCTCTTTTTCTTGAGTAGTCTTACTTCCTTCATACACGAGGATAATGACTGCATAGGAATATACTGTGTCATTCTAGTTTCTTGGTCATTCATGTTCCCGAATACAAACATTAAAATCACGCTAATTATTTCCATTGGTCTCCCTTATTTTATCCTTTATCTTCTCCACATCATCAAGCAAGCGTTCTATGTCGTGCTGTGCCCTCTTTATGTTTACGGTATTGCTCATCATATTCTCCAAGTCAGACTGCATGGACTCTAATTGTCCAGACAGAAATTCTATTAAAAGGTCCTGCTGAGCGTCGGCGGGCAAAGCGCCCATTTCACCCCTGGGCCAGCCAATTCTAAATTCTGTATTTTTAGTGAGATCGGCTTCCATAAGGGTGTTTCGCGTCTCAACATTGTTAAGCCTTTCTTGTATTCCGAAAAAGGCGTAGACTCCAATCCCGACGGCAGCGAGAATCGATAAAAGGTTACGCATAGGCATAGAAATAGCAGTTTTATCCGATACATCGAGTCTGTCATTCATTACAATCATTCATTACAATTTTTCCACTATAACACATACAATAAGAATTATTGCGATAACGGCAATCACCGCCATCGTCCAGTCAAACTTGTCAAACAGCTTCACGCGCCGCATGAATCACAGCCATCGTCGCAAATGCATGGATCTTGGTTGCAGGCCGGGCATTCCTTAGTCACCATAGCTGTATCCACCCTTCTGTTCGTTCTGCTGCATCATGTCAGTTGAACTGTTCAACATATCAAACAGCTGCCGGTGCTGGTCCATTATCTCCTTGTCTTTCTTATTTCCCTGTCTTAGATCTTTCTTTATCTGCTTCACGTCTTGCATGAGGTTCTCCAGATCAATTTTCATCTTGACCTGATTCTCAATAACGTCTTTCTTATTCTCCTCTTCAAAACTCTTGTACATCTGGTCCACGCGCGAATCCAATTTGCTCACGTACCATATGACTCCTATCCCCTGAACGAGGACAAAGGCCACAACGGCGAATGATATCTTAAGTCCGTTCATAATCTACTCCCATATGAAGTCTTGCTTCACTGTAAATGATTCCTTAACGGAATCTTTTCCGTTGTCTTTTTCTGTGTCTGCTACCCCGTATGTGACTGATGTCTTGTGAGGTTTCATTGACATGCTATCGCACCCTACCACAAATAGTGCCAACAGTAAAATGATAATTCTCATGCCTTAACAGGCTTGGGCATTCCTTCAATAGGGAAGGCATCAAAAGGTACACAAATAGCCTTTGTTTTCATCGTAAGCTTGAATCCCTCTGGTTTTGCCTCATATAATTCCATGAAACCCACTCTAGCCGCTACACACTTCTCTTCCGTTGGATAGATTGACGCGGTATACTTGACTGATGGTTGGTTAGGGGAAGACATTAGCATTAAAAGTAGCCATACCTTTACCATTTATTTTCCTCGCATATATGTTTTATGAGGCTCGTATTTTAACCATTTTTTAAATTTATACCAGATATTTCTGATTCTTGTTGTCATAATGTTCTCTGTAAAAAGGGACCCTCACACACGAATGTGCGAAGAGGGTCCACTGGATGAAATGAAGTTGAGGATTTAGTTATATATCCTGTGGATAAATTGCGCAATGAAAAAGTTATTTTTTCCTTGACACGTGTTTATGGCGGAGTACCGGGATAATTATTTACTTGACTTATCCCATCGTTTACCGTATAATATGGGCTCTTGTATTCATACACAAGAACCTCAGGTAGGTCAATTTTTCATGCACTTAGGTGTACTCCGAAAGGAGGGTTGGCCTACCAACAAACTAAAACTGGAGAGAAAAGATTATGAGCGTAAGAAGTTTTATAGATATAAACCAATATTCCTTTAACAAGGGAAAGAAGACAGCGACTGTATGCTACCCTGGCATGTGTGGAAGCATGGGTGCAACCATCAAGTGGGCGCACAAATACGGGAAGAGCGATACTGATTTTGTACTGCAGCTATTAGAGAAGGCAGATAAAGAAAATGAAAGAGTTAGAAATGTTATCAAAAGATTCAACAGACGCTTCGGCTAAGGGGACACGCAAGTATGAGAAGAGCGGCGATTATTCCAAGAAGGATAAGTCCCATTTATCAGTGTGGTATGGAGGCGATATCATGATGAGTTTAAAGGCATATGACACCTGGATCAACAAATCCAGGAAGCGTGATAAGATCACCTACTACCGTGGGTACTTAGTTGAACCTTCCATTCAGCCTATTGCACCGACCCAGGACCGCAAGAGAGTGGAGAAACTGCAGCAAGCTGTATTAGCTACCTATTTTTCTGACTTGGTAACATTAGTCCAGAAAAGGCACGGAAGGTTCGACTATGAATACATGGCGGTGCGAAGATAATGGTCTTTATTAACGATTATTCGCTTACACTGGTAGTTATTTGCCTGGTGGGATTGGCGATGGTCATATTTATGCGCAAGTAATGGTGTGGGGTTTATTTTGGTTGCTCGTAATACCTATCAAGATCTGGATAGCATTTCAGATCTTGCTCTGGGTATATAAGATGTGGCTAGGAGTATTATGAGCAGTTTTGATGATTGGGTAATGGAGCACTACGAAGAGATGTGGGAAAAAGATGATGGCGATAGAGACTAGGAAAGAAAAAATGGATCATATGTTTGCGTTGATAGAGGAGACACGTGTCCTTGAAGGGAGGCGTGGGGAGCACAGTGACATTGACCCTACGATCAGGCAGATAAAGTACCGCATTGAGGAGATCAAGAAGGAACTCACCCTCAACAAATATGAGTTGGAGAAGGAAGCTGGAATTGACAGCATGTTCAACATGAACCGCGAGGATCCCTTTAAGGAAGGGACTGACTGATGGTTAAGGTAATAATATTTTTTTCATTCATACTCTTCATGGGTATTCTCATGATGGCGCTAGGATTAGGATAATGGTTGACACGAGTAAATACAAGAGCATTGCGATAAAGATTCCGTACTATGACGCATTGGTAAAGATGGGAATGACGGCGATGCGTGGACCGGGACAGCAAATGATGCACCTCATAAGGAAAGAGGCGAATGACAAGGGAGTGAAGATAAAAGAATCGAAGAAAAAATGAGTGTAGAATTTTGGCAATGGTGGATTTTAACTATGGTGACAATCAATACAATAATTAACAGCGTGGTGTTTATCGTGGGCAGAAAATTCAAGAAGGTTAAGAAGAAATGAACATTGAGAAAGTGCCAATGGTGCGCATTCACTGGCTGGACGCACGTGACACGGAGACAGGATGGCTTGACGTCAAGGACATCATGAAGGCGCCACTCGCCAACTGCATGGAAGTTGGGTGGATGATGGTGAACAATGAGGAGAAGGTCGTGATCATGCGATCGTGGTGCGTGGACAAGGATGACAACAACGGAGGCGGAGCAACTGCCATACCAAAGGGGTGGGTAAAGAAAATAGAATATTTGAAGGTGGACTATGCCCACGTATGAGATTAATGTCTGGCGCGACAAACGCGTCATTGAGAAGGTTGTAAGGGAATTTGAGAGTGGTGAACATGTCATGGATTATATCAAGAACAAGTGGGACAATGACAAAGGACTGCCAAGACTGGACCAGGAGAAGGGCTATCTTAGACCAAAGACTAAGGATGATATTATAACGTGGGCCAAGATATCCACATACATAAGGAAGAAGGGCCCAAGGAGAATAGAATTAACGGAAGAGGAGAAAGAGATACAAGGAACACTAGAGAAATCAATTACCCATGAGGTTATTGATGAGTGGGGGTACAACGAGATGCTAAGACACACAAGAAAAACTTATGGGCCTAATCCTAATGCCAAGGGTTATAATGAATTTCCTGGGAGGGAAGATAAGACGTATTACAAAAAATGATGTATAAAGTAGCTATAATTATAATATTATTATTGATTCTTTTAAACACTTGCGGAGGATAACACATGAAAGCAAAGCACGATAAAAGATTAGGATGGACGATGGACAAAGGTATTACGGAGGGTATTACGGAGACCAAGATGGGATTGACCAAGAAACAGGCTCATTTTCTCAAGGTTATCAAGGATTTTGTGGCTTCCAACGGCTACTCACCATCGTATGAAGAGATGAAACAGATGAATGACATGCGATCCAAGAGCAACGTGCATGCATACGTATATGCACTGAAAAAGCGCGGATATGTTGATATTATTAGACATTCCAAGCGATCCATAGTAGTATTATAATGAGTACGGTATTACGGAGCTGGGTGCTAAAAAGTTTTTTATTTTTTCTTATCCCGGGATCTGCCAATACCGTAATACCTTGGGTGTTTTTTCAAGGTGGATATGTAGAATCAGGTATTGGCAAGGTATTACGGACCTTGTCACAATGGCCTAAAAACAGGATTTTAGGGGTCTAAATGAGCAAAAAAGACAGTATTAACAATGAGTTAACCCTCAGTGAAAAAACAGTCCTCCGTAATACCATCCGTAATACCCGTGATATGGCACTGCGATATCCACGAGGAGCTGATGGTTTAACAGAGAAACAAAGGATTTTTGTTGAAATATACACAGAGCATGAGGGTAGATTAACACCTACTGAGTGTGCAAGACAGGCTGGCTACAAGCGAGAGCGTGCAGCAACCACAGCTTCTGAGTTATTAAATGTTGATACATATCCTAAAGTTGTAGCAGCTGTTATGAAGAGACGAAATGAAATAGCTACAACACATAAAGTGGAGATGAATAAGCATGTCCAGGAATTAGCGAGGTTACGTGACAAGGCTCTTAATGAGAAGTCTTATTCTGCTGCTGTTAATGCTGAGCGCTTGCGAGGGCAAGCTGCGGGATTGTACATTGACAGGAAAGAAATCAGGACAGGAAGTATCGATAGTATGTCCCGTGAAGAAGTTTTAAAACAATTAAAGGAAATAGGTTTAAATGGTGAATTTAGAAAAGACGAAACAGGTGTGGTCCTTAAAGTTCAAAAAAAGAAATCCAATAGCAAAAGACTTAAAGACATCACCCCAATACAAGCAGAAGATAGTAAGGGACAAGACGGTATATGACCGTAAAAACAGAAACGACTTTTTACAAGAATTTAAAGAAATACTTGGAAGATGGTGATGACAAGTTCATTGTAACACGCATTGAGTCCTACGCTACTCCAGGATTCCCGGATTGTATTATATATCATAACGATTTGGGATTTTTTACAATTGAATTGAAAGTTGTGCGACGTAGCAAGAGAGGTATTGGCAAGGTGCTGATTTCCACAATGCAAATGGCGTGGCATTTATTACACATCATACATGGCGCCCCAGTTTATATCCTAGTTTACGACCCCGGGAAGAGGATCGTAAACCTTTTCAAGGGGGAAAAACTCCCCAAACTCCGTAAACTCCCCTTCGACGAAGTAGTTTCAGAGGCCTTGTACAGCGGCCCGCTGCCCGGGCTGCAGCTGGTGAAGCTCCTGAGTCCGCAAACTCCCAAACTCCACTAGTTCTCCCATTTATATTGGTCGGCCGCCAGCGGCCAGTGCTCGCACCGGGCGCGCCCGGGGTTTCCTCCTGCCAGGAAAATAGTTCAAATGATCTCTTGCATTGTGGATAAGTTTATGGTATAATACAAATAGAAATAGAGTTGGATACCAAAGGCTCTTGGACTAGTATGAAGGGGTGGATACTCATCTCTTGTATTGGGTACGAAGGCTCTATTTCTAGAAAGAGAAGGTATATATGGTAGTAGACGACAGCATAAGCCAAGCGTTAAATAGAATCGCTGATGGCATAGAAGAAAACAATACAGTATTAAATAGGATTGCGAATCATTATGATGGGGTTGTTCCCGTGATGACACGCAATGCAAAGCGTGTAGAAAGGATACATGATTTAGAAGATGAGAGCTTTGGGGATAAGGTAAAGAGTATCTTTAGCCCTCAAAATAACTAAAACTCCCAAACTCCACAGTTATCCACATTGAGTTGTGGGTAACCTGTGGACAAGTAAAGTACCAGCGGGCCCCGGGCGTTTGTCAACCCTGAAACTCCCAAACTCCCCAAGAAGAATACCAGTTTTCTGGGATTTCATCTGGCGATGTGGTTTAACAACCGGGGGCGCGCCGGGATCTCCTGACAAGATCGAATGGCTGTTTTCCGCCATTTGTTTTCCTGTTGACGAAGGATCGAAGCCCAGGTATACAAGCATTACCTGGAATGGCAGGTAGAAAGAGAAGGTACATATGGATTGACTAGGGTTACTCATACCGCTTAAAATCGTGGTTTTCTGCGTTATTTTGGTGGTAATCTATAGGATGTTGAGTGGTTAAACTCCGCGAAACTCCTGAAGCTCCCGGGATGCGGCTCCAGCAGCTGCGTCCTGAGCTGCTGGTCCTGACGCTGCGCCCGGGATCCAAGTTCACGGCGTCGCCGAAACTCCTAAACTCCACAGTTTACCTAACTTATTTAGTTTGCCCAAGATCCATCTCCTGTTACCAGCGGGCGCCGGGCACTAAACTTCCTCCCTGACTGGAAAGGTTATCCACAAGATTGATGAAGATGAGGTTGCTTTGAATTTGGATTTGTGTATAATAGGGGTAGAATTAGAATAGTGTTACATATTACTAGTTTCAGAGGCGATACATAGTATCCTCCCTCGATAAGAGCAAAAGATTTGGTTGTCAAATACTAGTTAAAGTAGCAATCAATACGAGGCAAGATAAACGGAGTTATTCGGCTCTTGCCTCACAAAATGTCGCACCCGGGTTATCTAGTAAGCTTTTGGAAATATAGGCTTTGTTCATGCTAGATACTATCAACGTGGTGCGACTAAACTCCCCAAAACTCCATAAACTCCTAAGCCAATTTCCATTATAATAATGAGTGTGCGTTGTCCAGCCCGGGCGCAGCAGGACATCAGTTACTTCCCATTTGTGCCTTGAAAATACCTTAATTATTAGCTTGATATCCTAGATAAAATGCTTATATTATAGGTAGAAATAAAGGAGAATTAGAATGACAAAGCATGACTTTAAATCAAGAGTGAAAGGACTATTTTCTGTTCGTTGGTTAAAGAACAACGGAGAAGAAGGATATATACATAGAGGTATATTAGGACTTAATAAAAGAATAGATGGAGAACATACAGAACATAATGATTATGTTCTAGTATATAAAGTTGGCAATGGATATGGAGAGGGTAGAAGATGGGCGAATGTCAATCCTCATACTATTACTCATGTCAATAGTTATACACAATGAATTTCCCAATGTTCATAATAGCCATATCATTGATGTGGCTATTGGTATACTATAGTGTAATTAATTCATATTAAGGAGAAATAGAATATGACAAATGAAGTGACTACAACAAAACAAACTTCGGTTAGTAATGTGGACATTAGTCCTGTTATTAGTGAGGTAATAGAATACGTGAAAGACCAAGCAGTAATGCAAGACATCAAGAGTGTACTTGCTTCTGTTCCAAAGACTGACTCAATGGATTGGAAGTTAGTAAGTGGTGTCATTATGAACAGCCTTGTTGAATGGGTTGTTGAGAACAAAGACAACGGAGATGTGAACTCAATAGATTTAATTAAACATCTACAAAAAGATGTAGGTTATCTATTGCAACGATTAGGATTAGCTCAATAGTTTCTCCTAGATGTAGGGGGTGTATTAGTCATCCACCCCCTATATTGTGTGTCAATAGGTAAATGTCATTAGTTGTGGATAACCTGTGGATAAGTCGGCCGGGTACTAGATGTAGTGGTGCGACACATTGTCGCAGGTGGCGCCCGGGACTTAAAGCTCCATAGCTCACGCTCGACCCCGTCACCCCCCCTTTTTGATAAGCATGCTTAGCCAAAATCTAAAGCACTGTTTGAGAGTGACAATCATGTGTAAAAACGTTATAAGGACCCAAGGGAGAAAATTTTTAAAAAATGGAAAACATTTCTGACTTAGATAAGCTTGACACCCAGACTCTCAAATACATTTTAAGGAAAAAATTGCTGGAAAAGCAAGAAAGAAACCAAAATAGCTTTCTTGGCTTTGTAAAAGAGGTTTGGCCTGATTTCGTTCAGGGATATCATCACAAGGTCTACGCTGAGAAGCTGGATCGAGTGGCCAAAGGCGAACTGAAGAGATTAATTGTCAATATGCCTCCTAGGCATACAAAATCGGAATTTGCGTCACATTTGTTCCCTGCATTCTTCATGGGTAGACACCCAAAGGCAAAACTGATACAAACAACGCATACAGGCGAACTGTCAATTAGATTTGGTAGAAAAACAAAAAATTTACTGGAGTCGGATGAATATGCTAAAGTCTTTCCTGGTGTCCATTTGGCGGCGGATTCAAAAGCTGCTGGGCGATGGGAGTCCAACCACGG